AATCCAATTAGATGGATTAGTAGCATGAACATTATATGCAGAAATAGATTTAACTAAAGCTACATTCTCTGCTGGGCAAGTATAAACAGTTGTAATGCTTGTAGTTGCTATCGGTGTAATATTAATTTTATATTTATTAGCCATTTCTTCTTTTCCATTTTGTACCTTAACTTATAAATAAAGTAAAGGCTTCTATTTCATCAGTGAGTTGTTGTTGATAAGTTGTATTAAGTTTTTGAACAACGGATCCTACATTGTCTGCTAAATTTTGAATATTTTCGCGATCAAATTCAGGTCCTAGTACATCAGCTATAACTTCTGCTATTTTTGCCATTATCTTCTCCCTCCTGCATGAATGTCCAATCTAAAAGTTCCCATTCTCCAAGTTTGGTCGGTACTAATATTTCCTACTTTGATTGCAATCTGTCTGGCTCGTTTACGGGTATTAACTTGAGTAGTAGCAGTCGTTATATTATAAGAAGTAGATACCGCTGTACTACTTGGGAAGGCTTTAGAGTTTAAATAAACTTTAGCGTCCCCTGTTTGAGCTCCAAAATCTGGAATGATCCTAGACACTCTCATCATATATTCCCCTTGACCTTGAAGACCTTCGTCACGGCTAATATCATAATCTCCGGATTCTATAAAAGCTGCAATAGCATTTTTAGTTCCATTAAATAATAATTCATTATTTCCTGTTTCATGTTCCCAATAATAACTTGCACCGTTCGAAACTCCTATAACAGTTGGTGATGTAGGTGTTGTACCTGTACTATATTGAGTGGCATAAGGCTTACTGAATACTCCCTCGATCGTCCATGTTGTACGAGCTAATGAAGAAGTAGTCCATATAAGTCTATCAGGTGCTGAGTCTAAATAATTATATGTAACTGAACGATCAATAAAGTCGGAATTTGCGCTTGGATAAAACCAAGTGATCTCTCCAAATAAAGCATTAACAGCTACATGAACCTGTTGATTGGCATTCACATTAATATCTTCAAAAACATAGTCTTCCACTAAACATTGCATTAATTCTACACGGCCTCCATTGAACCTATAAAACCCTGTGGGACCCATCCAGTAAGCAATACCATCTACTTCTGCAGCAGCATGCTGACTCGACATTCCACAGTTAGTTCCTACTTGTTGGAAACCAAAGGTAAGAGGAGGTCCAATAAATTTCATGGTATACATAGCTGTATCCGACCATAAATATACGGCTGTTTTTCCTACAATGCCTCCCATTAATTTAGAACCATCTGAAAGTTTTTGACTACCAGCTGTATTATTTTTAGTTGGAGTCCAACTTGTTGTTGAGTTTTGATCAGACCATCTCACAAACATATCATCTTGGTCTCCTCCTTGTAACGTAAGTTCTGTACCAACTGCAACTAAATGACGATCTGGAGTTGATAAAACAAGATCTCTTGATTCTGTGGGAACTTCCGTTCCAGTTATAGCAACAGCTCTTACACTTAAATTAGGGATAGAAGGTATCCATTGAAACATTCTTTTATTATGGATAAGGGCAATTAAATTTTCTCCATAGTTAATTAATCTCCATTGACCAGGTTCGATTACAATATTTGATGAAGTACTGGCACTACCCCATCCTACCCAAGTAGTTGCATCAGAAACTGTTGATCCATTAATATGTAATGCCGTAGAAGTTCCATTAGTTCCTCTAGTAATTCCTGTTAAGTCATTACCTGTAATTCCTGTATAGGTAATAAGTTCACTATCTACTAAAATTTTTCCTGAAGTGCTAAAGTCTGTAGTATCGTTAAGAGTAACAATGGTTGAAGGAGATCCACCCGTTCCGAAACTATCATTACCTAATGGACCATTTAAAGTATCGGTAATGGTAGGGTTGACTTGACCAGACCAAGTATTAGTACCCCAACCATATCCATAGGTTTGTTTAACGGGACCAATAACATAATAGAATTTAACTGTAGTACTTCCACCAGTGGCTGCAGTCCCTGAAGAAGTATTAGTAATAGTAAAAGAATCAGCACTGGGAACAGTTTGAACTTCAAAAAGTTTATCTTCAAAATCTGCGTCTGTAAGTCCTGTTCCTCCAGGTAAGGTGACAGCGTCTAATAAAATAATATCCCCAGCTACTGCTCCGTGGGTCGTGGATGTTGTAATGGTAACCGTGGTTGTACCATCAAAAGTAAAGGTAGCGGATGTTTGTTCACGAGCTGTATCTAAAGGGGTAATATCGTAAACTGCACCTTCAAAATAAATATAAAGACATTTATCGGTACCAATAGCGGCATACTTATTGCCTGCTAAATCAACCCAGGTGTGTTGATCACGGCCCGCTCCAACGAGGTAAGAACCAACAAGTTGTTCCCATCCCCCTATTTTTTCAGGATAACCATATCTAAAACGGACATAATCTGCATTAACCCATTTTCCTTCGGCGCCTGTATCTGAGGACTGTTTATCTAAGCCCGGCTGTAGTGTAATTTTATGAAGCATATAACTCTCCTAGAGTAAAATATACTACATTTATACTATAATCAATTAGATTTAAAGACTATTTCCATCCTGTGTTTGTCACAAATCTCTTAAACCATGTTGGAAGCCCTAAGAAAGGACGACTATCAAATTTATTTTTTTTACCTTTTTCAGTAGTAGCATCGTTATAGTGGAAAAAAGCTTGTGCACAATCCTTTCCTCTAAATTCTTCTCTCCAATGTTCAAGATCACATCCAGAATAGAGTAGCATATCCCCTGGTTCAAGGTCCACGGGGATTCCCGCTTGACCTGTTTTTCCTGTAGGATCTAAATAAATAGTCCAAGGATCCCCTCCTAAATTCAAAGTAGCAGAAACTTCACAAGAATCTCTATCTTTGTGTCGATGAAGAACATCTCCTCTTTTATAAATTCTGGCATAGGAATAAGTTTCATTTAACTTATAACCTGTTTCTTTTTCCATCTTTACCTTTAAAGCTTCTAACAATGTTTCCATTACAGTGTCTGCATAAATAGCATAGGTATTAGGAGCCTGTGGGTCTGTCCACACTCCCCAATATTCTGTAAAGGGTGAGATATATTTTTTATCCAATAAAAAATGACACACTTGTCTTTTCTTTAAAAAATAAGAATAAACAAATGAGGCTAGTTCTTTGGATATAGCTCCTCTTAATATCTTGTATTTATTGTTTTTGAACATTCAATACTCCTTTGGGTTTTTGTTGGATATTCACTACTCCTTTGGGTATGGCTTGACAGTTCCAATGTATAAATCTAAATGGTTCATATCCCATATCTACTATATACTGATGGGGTAGATAGGATGGAAAGAATATTATTCGACCTGGTTTTACATCATAATTAATTTGGTGACTAGCATAAGTTACTTTAGTTGCATCTTTTTCAGGTAAAAGATTCATCAGGTTTCCAGCTCGTGGATCTTCAAATACAGGTTTTGAAGTTTTCTCGCTAGCTTTTAAAAAATAAAATCCGGACATATGCCCATTCCAATGAGTGTGCAAAGTATGGTGTCCTCCTCCATCTTTAGCAAATTCCTGTACCCACATTTCTGTGATAAAGACTTGATGATGAGTTAAATCAAAACCCATTTCACCTAGTAGATTATGAGTTGTGATAATAATATAACGTGTGAGATCTGTAAAATTAGAATCCCCTATTAAAGGGGTTGAGTGAAAAACATGACCCATGTCTCCTTTATCCCCCACATCTTTATTCCTTTTATCTATCTCTTTCTTAAGATTATCTTTAGCCGTTTGGATATATTTATCTGAAGCTTGGTTTAAGTCATTAACAAATTGAGGAGCGTGGGCAATCCAAACAGGACATTTAAAATAGTCATCTCTAGTTAATTGTTGAGGAAATGTTTCAGCACCATCTTTCATTTAAAAGACCATCCTAAACTCCAAATTACTAAACTATATCTTGTTCCACTTTTAACGGGACATACTCTGTGCCATATAGAACTGGGAAAAACTATCAAAGATCCTTTAGATCGTATTTCGGTACATTTATTTGGGTTTCGTTCTTTCGAAGGGTCTGTGTCTCCAAAATCAAATTCTAATTCTCCACCTTCATAATCTTTTTCATCCGATAAAGATAACGTAACGGACAACTTTCTAATTTTTTTATCTGAATTAGGGTCCTTTGGGTTACTATAAGATTCCTCCCATCCATCACGATGCCAATCATAGTATTGTCCTTTGTTATATTTGGTAAACTGAAAATGTTCACTGCAATCCCACTGAAAATTCCAGCCCGCATTCTTATTCGCTTTATGGATATAAGGCTGAATTTCTCTATAGATCCAAGACTCACTCAACCAAACAACATTGGAATCTCTTTTCTTTTTTAAATCTTTAATTTGATCTAAGGTTTCAGGCTCCTCTAGATTACCGGTGAGTGCCATTTTATCTTTAATAGATTTAGCATATCTTACAATTTCATCACAGATTCTCTCTGGAACTGCTTTCTGGAAATACCAATAATAGTTTTTAAGTTGCATATGTCTTTATAAGACATATATATATTAAAGAAATAAAAAAGTAAAGGGAGTTTATGCAGACACCCAAATTAACCCTGATGCATCCCAATTGAAATTATTGACTGGGTCTGAATTATCAAGTGCAATCCATTTTTGACCTGCTTCATCCCAAGAGATAAATTTAGGATCCTCATCAGTTCCTCTATCTGTTGGAAAAGTTACTGGTGCTTTCCAATCATTATTTTCGTCTAAAGACCAAGATGCGTGAGGTTGGGTTTGTATAAATATATCTTTTACAGAGTCATAAGTAAAAGTCTCAGTTGCATATTGTTTTCTAAAAGAATTATCTTTAAAAGTTTGTTTCCACGTTCCACCTAACAAATCATGACAGTAGGTTTCACCATCGACATGCTTGGGATTGTCTCCTAATGGACCATCAGCTGTTGGTACATCTTTACCAACCACAACTGCTTTAACTACAACTAACTGTGTATCAGATGTAAATCCTGTGGGATCTGTTTTTGATTCTAATTTTACAAAATGTAAATTGTTCTCAGCCATAATTTTATAATGTTAGTGTCCCCGTCACTGTAAAAGTTGCTACTGTACAACATCCAACTACTGAAGTTGTATTTGTACCAGGCGCTACTGCATAAGCTGCAGGTTTACAGGCCGTAGGCATTCTTACAAAAATTACTCCATCACCACCAGGTCTGGACCCTGGACAACCTCCGGGATATCCACCACCGGCTCCACCACCAAGACCATCTACTCCTGGTGTAGCACCGGTAGGGCTCGGTGAGCCTCCAGTACCTTGGCCAGTACCTCCACCACCAGGACCAGGATTACCACCTACACCTGGTTGACCGTGACCTCCGCCACCTCCAGCAAATGTTGTTCCTAAAGGATAAGCCGGAGCTATTAAATTTGGTCCACCAGCTCCACCAGCTCCACCGGGACCATTTCCACCAACAGCAGTTTTACCACCACCACCGCCGCCTGCAGGAGTACCACCACCACCATCACTTCCTTGACCGGCAATTCCGTCCCCACCAAAAAATCCTGGTACACCGTGTGAACCACCACCAGAACCACCATCACCACCATCAGCGTTATGGTCACCACCAAATCCACCACCTGTAGAAGTTATAGTTCCAAGTGTAGAGGGGGCTCCTTGATTTCCACAAGTTAAACCAGGTGCCGCTGCCGCTGCTCCTGCTCCAATAGTTACTGTATTTCCGCTTCCTTCTCTTAAATCAACTTTTGTACCACCAGGAAAAGAACTTAACATTCCTCCTGCTCCTCCACCACCACCTGAACAACCTCCGCTGCTACCACCACCAGCTATTACTAAATAATCTAAATTTGTAAAATTATAAACCCAGTCTGAATCTTTTATGTATTGATATACGGTGTTTAATTGCCAAATACCTGAGGCAGTTGCCGTTGCTGTACAACCGTTTTGTACCACGTTTTGAACGCCAATTATTCCGCCATTTCCTGCATTAGCCATAATAATTAACCCTCCTACGCGTCTGTCAGTAATTCAAATGTAATTGTAAGATCTAAATCTCCAGTTGCACTTGCGTTAGCTTTTAGAATATCTGCTGCTCTTAAATAAATAGGAGTATCGGAAATTACTAAAGCCGCATCTGCTG